CAAAAATACTAGGCATCAACATAAGTCATCTCTCCTTTTTTAAATAAATCTATCTATGCTTGTTTACCTTGTTTCTTTGGAACCGGGATGTTTTAGGAACCTCTTTTTGTTCCTCTCCTTTGTTCTGACTACGTTATAGCACCAATTATTAGCACTGTCAAGAGGTGAGTGCTAATAAAATTGTGAAAAATTTGTGAAAAAACACAAATTGTGCAAAAACAAAGAAAAAACATGGGAATGCACTGTAAAAACAAATGAAATATATGGAGATATAATGCAGAAATATAGGGGGAAAATAAGAGGCAGCATGATAAAAAGGAAAGAATATTGCAGATGCGAACGTTGCATCTCGGCTATATAATCGTGCTATCGGTTATTCCTGTAAGGCAACAAAATTTGCAACATCCGAAGGAAGAATAACAGACTCAAAAGAATATATTGAGCATTACCCACCTGATACGACAGCCGCTATATTCTGGCTGAAGAACCGGCAGCCGGAGAAATGGAGAGACAAAAAAGAAGTTGATGCAAATGTGAACCTTGGTGATGAATTGGAAGAATTGAGTGACGAACAACTACAGGCTATAATTGATGGCAAAGAAGAAGAGTAAAAGACATATATTGATTCGTAAAGCAAAAGCTGCTACTATACTCCGCAAACGAATAGCAAAGAAAGACTTTTGGGCGTTTTGTTTGTACTATGATCCGAAGTTTTTCTCTAAACGTCTGTTCCTAAAAAAGGTCGCAGAAGCGTTCATGCGTGTGTATGAATCATATTCTGCCGGCATAATCTACCGTCTTGCTGTCAGTATGCCACCACGTGCCGGAAAGTCTTATATATCTTCTCTATTCATTGCCTGGATGTACGGACACTTTCCGGAAGAGTCAGTTATGCGTAACTGTTGTTCGGATACTCTCTATAATAAACTATCATACGATACTCGAGATGTTGTGAAATCTAGGCGTTTTAAAGAAATATTTCCCGATATCCATTTAAAGGGTGATAAGCAGAATGTCAAGAGCTGGAGTGTGGAAGGTGCACGACAAGTATCCTACTTCGGTGGTGGTGTTGGTGGTACCATTATTGGATTTGGTGCATCAATGCTCGCCATGACGGATGACTTGTACAAGAGTCTGGAAGATGCATTATCGGATAATAACAATGAAAAGGTATGGTCATGGAAACAAGGTACACACGATTCCCGCATTGAAGGAAGCTGCTGTATGATTGATATTGGTACTCGCTGGTCCTCCAATGACGTTCTCGGACGTATAGAAGAAGCCAGTAAGTATAATGAAATTATCCGTATTGCGGCACTTGATGAGAACGATGAAACCTTTTGTGCCGATGTACATACTACGGAATACTACCGGGAACTTCGTTCTGAAACAGACGAAAGTATTTGGATGGCCGAGTATATGCAGGAGCCGTTCGAAGCCAAAGGGTTACTATTCCCTAAATCGTCTCTCATACGCTTCAAACTAGCCGATATTGCAGGGAAAAAACCTGATGGGACACTTGGAGCTTGTGATACAGCCGATAAAGGAGATGATGATTTCTGCGCACCATTCGCAAAGGTGTTTGGTCCAAAATACTTCATTACCGATATTCTTTTCACTAAAGATCCTGTCGAAATCACAGAACCACGCTTGGCACAAATGGTAATAGATACCGAATGCGACCAGCTACGCATTGAGTCAAATAATGGTGGTCGTATCTTTGCTATCAATGTGCGTAAGCTTGTTACATCAAAAAAGAAATCGTGTGTTATACAAGCCCGGCCAACAACCCAGCACAAGGAAACACGTATCATAATGAAAGCTGGCTGGATAAAAAAGCATTGTGCTTTTCTTGATGAAACAGAATATTCCAAAGGATCAGACTACGGTCGTTTCATGAAAGCGTTTACCAATTACAAACGTGAAGGTGATAACGCGCATGACGATGCACCAGACGGAATGACCATCCTTGCAGAATTTGCAGAATCGCTTGGCTTGAAGTTCAAAACATCTACTCGTAAGGTGGGGCGTGGATAAATTTTAATTCAAATTATTCAACAATTCCAAATATGTTTCCCTATGTGACTTTATGTTATTAAGAGATACTAATATACTTTCATATGTCTTTTTTAAGATATTGTCATTTGGTAATGTGGATTTCAAATTGAAATCGGAGTCTATAGATGCAGATTTATCAATAGACTTTATAGATTGAAATTGGATTTGTAAGGTATTTGATATAGCACTAATCGCTTTATCACAACCGCTAATACATTGTATATATTCACTTTTTGTCATATTCATCTTATAATTTAGAGTTTATATGCAAATGTAATACATTCCTTTTAATTATATATATTTTAAGAGAAAATATATGCCAGACATTAAGGATATTCTAAAAAATGAAGATTTCGGTAGCATAGTAGGTGATTTATGCGTTGATACCCGTGATAATCGTAATCCTCGTGAGTATATGGAGGAATACAACGGAGATAGAACCCGTCGTAAAGAGTCTGTTGGATATCGGGAGTCTAAAAAGATTGCTGTATATTCAGATACAGAAGTAGAAATTGACCCCGAAACAGGAGCCGAAAAGCCAAAGAGACTAGAAGACAAGACTGTCGATGTAGCTAAGGTCGTAACCAACCTACCTAAAAAGATCGTCCGCACATCTGTTGCTTTTCTGTTTGGCGGTGAAATGACTATCACAGCAGAAGATTCGAATGACGGATTTGATGAGTTTAAGAAGGTCTATAAGCGAAAGCTCAAGATGCAATCGGTATTGAAAGAGTTTGCTCGCAAAGTATTGTCTGAAACTAAAGCAGCTATTGTATTCTATCCTGTCACTAAAGATGACGGAAAAAGCCAGTTGAAGGTTAAGATTTTATCTACTCCCAAGGATAGTAATGTCGAATGTGAATTTTATCCACACTTTGATGAAGACGACGATATGGACGGCTTTATCTATAAGTACAATGCAGAAGTCAATGGCCGTACTTGCGAATGCGTGAAAGTCTATACGAAAGATGTTATCTATTCCGGTATTATGGACGGTGTTTGGCAAGTGAAAAAGATAAAGAATCGTTTTGGCAAGATTCCGGTAGTATATGCCGAAGTCGATTGTCCGGATTGGGAAGATGTCACTAATTTGATAGACAAGAAAGAAATGAGACTTTCCCGCCTATCAGATACTAATGACTACTTTTCAGAACCGATACTGAAAACTTATGGTTTGGCTAATCTTCCGAGCAAAGAAACTGTAGGCAAAGAGTTAAACTTTACTATGGAAGTAGATGCGGATACCGGTAATGCATATCACGGTGATGCAGATTACTTAGCATGGCAACAGTCCTGTGAATCCGTAACACTTGAACTTAACCAGTTAGATGATGCAATACATTCCGGATCTTCAAGTCCTGATTTATCTATGAGTAAACTAATGGGGCTT